ATACACGAAAATATAAACACATTTTTAGGAAATGAAAATACACCGCTATTAATTGGAGCGGCAGGAATTGCTCTTACTTTGCCTCTGATAATAGATGCGTTTTTACAAGCCCAAGAGGAAACATTGAATATTACTTTAACCGATAAACAGAAAACAAAATTGTTTACCTATGCACAGCTTTCGTTAGGTCCGATAGGAATCGCACAAATTTTAGGTCGTAAAGTTGGAAAGGGTGCATTTGAATTTGGTCAGGAGCAATTAGAGAAATTATGAACGTAGGCGCGATGATTGCATTTTTGAAATTAGCACAGGACTCAGGAGTTATAGGAAAGGTTCAACCTGTACAATATACCATAACTCAGCCCCTGGTGTTAGGTGAGATCTCAAGCGAGGAAATAGCGCTCGCTTACGTCGAAGCTGGCACAGGTATTCCAGAACCCATTGATATTAGAATAAGAACTGGCCGCCTGTAATGGTAATCACAGCCTTGGAACTTTTGGGGTACCTAATTGCCTGGTCAATTTTCTACTTTGTATTTGCTTCGTACGTGGCCCGATTAAGCAAGGATGCGTGGGTTGCCTGGGCAAAGTCATCAGATAGTGATGAGGAGCTGTTAATCATCCTGGAACCGATCGTAGATGAGATAGAAGGACGAACCCATGATATGCTTGAAACTTTTCAATCTTCTTTTTTTGGTTCCCTGGGAGCAGCATCTAAAAAAATGGATGATGCCACAGGCCAAAGTACAATCAAAGCCATAACAAAAGATAACCCCATTATGGGGCTCGTTGCAGAGATGTTAATGAAAAGAAGCGGCCTAGAAGGGCTACTAAACACCCAGAACAGCCCCGAAGTAGGGGTTAACAAGCCAAAACAGAGCACTAAGCTAGGCCTAAAGTAAAGAATAAGGTATAATATAATATAATAATAGTTTAGTATATACTAATAATAATAGGTACGTCGGCCTCTAGTTTCAATTAAGTATATACTTTTTGTGTTTGGGGGTCCCGCACTTCTTTTATTTTCTGTATAGACGGTATATACATATAGGGGCTCTTCCCTTTAAGCATGGAGAGATAAAATGGAATGTCCAATATGTAAAAAAGTAATGTGGAAACATCCACAAGCTAGCTTTGTATTCTGGTGTACTGCACCTGGTTGTCATGGTACTTGGAAATAATGCCCGATAATAATAGAACGGGCGGAATTTGTATTAGATGTGACGCCTGGACAAAGTCATACATTGGGAACAGATCCCCAGAAGGGCGTGTACTCTGTAAACACTGCGCGAAGGCACCGCATCAACCGCGCTCTATGCTGAAATATTTTGATAGAGTGGATAAATATTTCAAGGGTGAATAAATGGGCGGGATTAGTTCAGGCAGGCATCCGCATTATGGCGGAAAACTAAAGCAAGTGGCAATCAAATTCCCTACTAATGCGGAGTGGTATTACCTGGCTAAAAGAATATGCCGTTACAAGGAGATCTCTTTCAGCGAATGGATAAGAATAATGGTCAGGGACGAAGCCCATAAGTTCAGATACACCAAGATGTGGCCCTGCGAATGTACCAATGCAAAGGGGAAAAGACTGTATAATTTCAAGAGACAGCCTTATTGTAATCACTGTGGCGAGTATCAGACCAAACATCACGAACATTTATATAACAAACGCTAATCCCAACGCACATGGTAAGACGTCGAAGAGCGAGACCTCGAAAGAGAACGCGCAGTTTTGGGATAAACGTAATTGAAACAGGAGCTGCGTTAGCTCTTTTGGAACAAACAAATGCGGGCTCTGCCATGAAGTCTTTTCTGGCTGGAGATCTTAACACAGGTTTAACGACTTTATCGAAATCAGCCAAGTCAAATAAGCAAGCTATAACCAAGACCCTCGTAGGTGCGTTCTTGGCAAAAGCTGCAGTACGTTCATTTTCACGTGGTTCACCCGTTTTGGCGTCCTTGGGGCCCATTAAGGTGCGCGCCTGAAGGAGTAAAAAAATATGGCAATCGTAGTACTCAGGACTTCGGCCGCACTTTCTGCGACCACAAGTTTCCAAAGCATGACCAGTCAGTTCGCGAGTTCTGGCTTAAGCCTGGTCGTTCCATCGAACGTCAGTCAGATCTCTTCCATATCAATGGGAATGAGCACCGACGCGGTCGAGTCTGATACGTGTTCAGGATTTAAACTCACGGGAACGGCGCTTCAAGAGGGCGATGCGGTCTTTATGGGACCATCCATTACAGGCCCCGCAAGTGGCGGTACTGGAGTTACCCAAGGTAATGTACAAACCAAGACAGCCCTGGGCGTGACAAGCGGAAATACTTTAGATATTCAAGTAGCAGTTACAACCGCCGCCGTTATTGACGCGGTATGTGAAATCCAGTTCGAGTAAATTTAACAATGCCTGAAGGCGTTGACTATGCAAGTGCGAACGTAACAGCCGGTACAGGGTTAGAACTTAATTATATTCAGGATAAATGTTTTGCTTATTCTGGGGCAATAGGAGTTCCCAATTCAGAAACTACCTTAATTGATACTCAATCAGGTAGCGGTGTTATAGATGCTATTATACAATGCGCTTATGGAACGCCATCTAGCGACGATATGCAATATAAGATTTATTTTAATGGGATTATAGTAATGCAGGTCGGCGTATCTGGAGCAGTTGACCAAGGGAACTGGCAAACTATGCTTTATCACTTTGTAATACCTCCTTATACAAACATTAAAATTACTGCCCAAAATACAACTTCAGTGACTGAGAGAATCCAAACTGCAATTTTAACTGGCAAGGTTTACTAATGACATTATCGACGGGGCCGAGCCTTAACTTCTATGGTGAGCGCATGTTTGCCTGGAGCGGTCTGGAAGCATTAACAGCAGGCGGCACTACCTTACTGGATTTTATCTCTCCAAACAGGTTCTATTCAGTAGTCACAAACGTATCGTTCGACTATAGTGGATGTTCTGCTGGTGATGTTCTCTCCTGGACCCTCCAAGGTAATGAGGAAGCGTTACATGTATCAAAGTTCCTTATCATAGACGCAGGGATCGGGCCCCAATTCCCTAACTTGTACTATACTATACCGCCCAATACAGGGATGAAAGTCCTGGCAACAGGTCCAACTGGGCTGATGACGGTTGTCCTGGAAGGGAAAGAGGTGGAATAATGCCTGAAAGACGTCGATATGATCCTTCACCATTAGCTGAAGCATGGTTAGCTGGGTATGATGCAGGTCGAGCAAAGGCGTTTAAATCTCCGACAGGGTCGAGCGCGGCACGTAAACCCAAGCGTAAACTAAGCGCCTGGAACAAATACGTTAAAGCTAACAGCAAGAAGCCACGCTTCCGATATCGTAACGGTAAACTAAATCTAAAGAAGATGGCAGTAGCGTTCAGGAAAACCCCCGCAGGGCGCAAGAGGAGAAAACCGTGATCAGCAAATCAATTATTAAGCACAAATCGTGCTTAGGGAATGGTTAACGGATCATGGCATACGAAGCGGTACCGATAGACGTAGAGATAGAGAAGCTGACACCTGCGCAACGTGACGCTTTATCCAGACATAAGATACACGAAAATATAAACACATTTTTAGGAAATGAAAATACACCGCTATTAATTGGAGCGGCAGGAATTGCTCTTACTTTGCCTCTGATAATAGATGCGTTTTTACAAGCCCAAGAGGAAACATTGAATATTACTTTAACCGAT